CAACTTCATGCTTATTGCATATGGGATTTGTAATTATGTTCTCGAAGTTGGTTCCGTTTCCAGAACACATAACACCTAGTCTCATAGCCTGAATTTTAATGGAGATACTAACTCAACCTGTATTGGTTTGCTAAGTATATCAGCAAGTTTATGATATGCTATAGCAGTCATTACTTGCGGAGCAATAAAAGCAACCATTGCTACAACCCAAAAGAAATAATAATAATTTTCTTTGTTTTGTGTTCTCATTCTTGCAACTCATCTAATCTATATGGCGAATAATTAGGTTTCTCATGGTACTCTTTTAAGGCTTCCAACATAATCTCTTTCAACTCTGCTCTTTCTTTAGTATCAAAGATAGGTAATGGGGTGGGATTGAATGGTGGATAGATGGGATTACCATCAGCATCTTTGGGAAATACATTATCCTTACATCCTTTTTGTGAAGGACCGCTCATCCCTTGAGTATCAATCTTTTCCATCCAACGGCCTCCCATTTTTATCAAGAAGATCCATCTTCTTTACAGCACCTAAGTTAGATTTCTCTGCTTTCTTTATCCTCTTATACTCTTCAATAATTTTATCAATCTCACTCTTAGGGATGTTAACCTTTAATTCTTCACCCTTAAATCCTTTATTACCATTCTTCTCAATATAATCATTAATCTTGAGTTGAATGTCTGCTTCTATGATCTCATTGATTTGATCTCTAAGTTCATCACTCATTCTTCTTCCTCCATAGGTGTGTCCCAATGACCTTCTATCTTGCCATTTTTATAACAGTATCTATCAGGGGATGACTCTCCCATATCCTCTAGACACCACTCATATTCTCCATCAGCATATTCTTCTTTCTTATAAATTGCATATCTTCTCCAATGAACTATAAAATAAAACTCATCTTTGATCCAATCATTGTTATTGCAGAATTCTAATAACCATTTCTCAATATCAATAGTATCAATACCATTCATTCCTGGTGTGAAATCTTCATCTTCACATTCTGCATACTTATAGTCATCATTCTCTGGTTTATAGAACTCAGAAAATGCCTCATAGTCATACTGATAAGCATCAAATTCTTTAGGAGATTCCCACAACTCTACAGTTGCCATCTGCCATTTACCAAAAGAGAAAGTAGTGTCATTGTAATCACCAACTTCTTCACCCTCTACAATGAGAGGTTTAAATTCATCACTCATTTTCTTTTCTTCCCCTTCTTAGGTGGAGTAGCTTTAATACCCCAGAGATTAGGTCTTATTGTACCATGTCCATAATCAATTTTCTGAATTGCACCTTTACCATACCTATCATAATATAAATCAAAAACATTTGCCATCTTCTCAGAACGAGTCACATCTAAAAGTGTCTCTCCTTCAACAACATAAGTTACATTAAAAGCATCAGTAGGAAGACCCCTATCTTCTGACTTCTCCCGTGTAGTCTTCTCTAGAATAACATCACACCAGTAATCAGCAGGATTAAGTTTTATTTCTTCTTTCTTTTCTTCTACCACCGTCTGTTCACCTCTCCTTACTTCCTTACCACCAACATTGACGGTCATGATCTACCACCCCATTGTATATCTGGATATGCTTCAGCAACCTGATCATATGTCACAGCATAATCTTCATGCAATCTTCCATCCTTTGCAAGTACTACAACCCTTGCTTCATTTGGATGAAGTCCCTCAAGCATCTGAATAAACATAGATTCTCTACGTAAATTATTCAAAGCATCATTACCACCCTTCACAAAATGATAAAGGTTTCTCTGCTCTCTGCGAAGAGAAGTATGATCTGTTCCTTCTGGACTATCATTTGGTGTGAAAGGAACATCTCCCTCTGGGATCATAGAGATAACTGTCTCATCAAAGTTCCATATAAGAATAGAAACTAATGCATCATTACGATACTCTTTGAGTGCTTCTACCTTTGCAATTTTAGATTTTTGTCCAGAAACATACTCTAAAATCTCATTCACAAATGGATTAGGTGGAAGTGCAATGCTTTTCTTAGGAGCAGCTTTCTTTCTTGTAGGTTTTGCTACAACTGTACTACTCTTAATTGAACTTGGTTGCTTTTGAGTTCTACTCTTCCTCGGTTTCTTCTGTGGTGTTGATGTCATAATTGTTTTCAATTCTTAGGGCTAAAATTTCATCGGGAACTAACTGTCCATTTTCATCAAACATCTCTGGATGTGTATAGACTACTTGGGGTGTTGTTTCATAAGAATGCTGTCTTGCCATCCATCCTATCATACCTCCAACTAATAATGCAAGAGCCGAGACAATTGTTGTAAGTGTCAAGGTTACTACTAACGTTTCTGACATGGCACTCCTCCCAGAGATTTCTATTTTTTTCTGATGTCCAAGTAAAAGTTAAAGTGAAAAATAATTTCCCTATTCCAAAGAGCAATTAACTTTCCAAACTTTACTTGAAATGTTTTTGGTGGGTCTGGTTTTCTCCTCCTATTTCTTAACAGTAATTCCACTCCCCGATTCATTTCGGGTTTGCTTTTATTTAGAGTTCTTTTTCCTCCTTCCTGGTCTTCGGTCACGACTGTACCTCCATGCATCTTCTAGGATGCTGTACAAATAATTTCTTATCTTACGTGCTTTAGGTTTTGGTATGTGACCATATGCCTCACGTAATTGTTTATGATTGTTGTCAGCACCTCCTTTAATGTATTGTTCAAGTTCTAATACTTGATCAGATATTTCAGCAGCAGTAGAACTATCAATGAAAGCATCTACTTCATATTTTTTTGTCTTACGATATTCTAGAAACTGATAAAATTTCAATTGCATCTTACCATCAAACGCAAGTTCAATAGCATGTTCAATCATGTCATATACAGTTTCAAAATCGTCAACTTTTTTCATTAGACTAATTTCTTCTCCTTAAGATACTGAACTGTTTCTGTACATCCACCAAGATTGGTAGAATCTATAACCACTTGAGGGAATGTAGTTCCCTCACCAAACTGACCATAGAATGATTGCTTATCAAAATGCTCATCTAGTTTATAAACAACATGTCTTAACTTTGCCAACTCTAATACTTGCACTACCTTTGTGCAATATGGACATCCATCTTTGGAATAAACAGTAAAATTCATACTGACTGTCTAAAATTTTATTTAGTTTGAGCAACTACTGAAGCCCAATCAGCATCAAATAATTGTAGTCCTTTGTCTGTAAGAACATGGTTATACATCTTCTCAAAAACTGATGGAGGCATCGTTACTACGTGAGCACCAAGAGCAAAAGAAGTAGAGACTGCTTTCACTCCTCTGATAGAAGCAGATAAAATTTCAGTCTTTATCCAATGTCTTTGGTAAATTTCTGAAATATCTTTGATTACATCTAACCCATTAACCGAGTTATCGTCAAGCCTTCCTACAAATGGTGAAACATATGTTGCTCCTGCCTTGGCAGCAAGTATTGCCTGTGCAGCATCAAAAATTAATGTAACATTAACCTTTGTACCATCCTTTGCTAACTGATTACAGGTATAAAGACCATCAGGTGTACAAGGAACCTTGATAGTAGCAACCTCTTGGAACTTAGAGGCAAGTCTACGACCCTCAGAGGTCATCTCTTCACGACTCCCTACTACTTCCATACTAATGTCTCTTACACCTGCTTCAGCAAGTTCTAGGTACACATCTTCAGGATCTCTACCACTCTTTCTAATAAGAGTAGGGTTAGTTGTTACTCCATCAATCAAACCTGTCTCAAAATGTTCAAGGATAGTTGAGACCTCTGCTGTGTCTAAAAATATTTTCATAAGAATAATTTGTCTAGAGTATCTATAAAAGAATAAAAAAAAGAGACCCTTTGTGAGGGTCTCCTTATTGTATCAGGTTGTTTGTGTTTTATCAACCTTTAGGTGTCATCTTATATGCACCTAATGCTGCACCGCCTATGGCAGCGAACATAAGTAGGATTTCCATTAACCTATGGAAGGAGCAACAAGTGCTACCTCTGTTTCGTTAGCAGATGCTAAGTCAAGAGGGAAGTTGTGTGCATTTCTTTCGTGCATAACTTCCATACCAAGGTTTGCTCTGTTAAGAACATCACCCCATGTAGGAACAACCTTACCAGATGCGTCTACGACAGACTGGTTAAAGTTAAATCCATTAAGGTTAAATGCCATTGTACAGATACCCATTGAGGTTAACCATACACAGATTACAGGCCATGAAGCAAGGAAGAAGTGAAGACTACGACTATTATTAAAGCTAGCATACTGGAAGATAAGTCTACCAAAGTATCCATGTGCTGCAACAATGTTGTATGTTTCTTCTTCTTGTCCGAATTTGTATCCATAGTTCTGTGAATCTAGTCCAGTAGTCTCACGGA